AACCTGCACCTCAAGGAAGCAAAGTAAGAACACGCTACGGAATGAAAGAAGCAAGTGAATTTGTAGCACCGTGGAGAAATCAAGTAGTTTCTGCTTGTATTGAGCAATTTATTAATGAAGGCGAAGTCATAACTGAACCTGTAAAAGTTGATATAAGTTTTACTTTTTTTAGGCCAAAAAGTCACTTTGGTACGGGTAAAAATGAAGGGCTTTTAAAACCCTCTGCACCACAATTTCCTACAAGTAAAATAATTGGAGATATAGACAAACTGTGCAGATCAACTTTAGATGGATTATCAGTTCCTAGCGGTGGGATGTTACTTGAAGATGACAGTTTAGTTATGCAACTTGTGGCCGAAAAATTTTACGTTCCTATGAAACCGCCCAACAAACAAGGTGCTTGGATTCGTGTTTCGAAGTTAACATAATATACCAATTTACCTTGTCTGTATAAGGTTTTATTGATATATTATAACTGCCGATACTATTACTTTATGTCTGAACAAAATGAAGAGCAAACTTGGAAACTTGTTGAATCCGAACCTCTTAAAAAATCAACCCCAAAACTTGCAAAAGCACTGGCAGAATTTCAAGCTGTTTTCAGCAATGCGGTCAGGGATGCAGGAGGTAACTTTGGCTCGTACGTTTCATTAAGTGAAGCTGAATTTGCAGTTTCCCCTGCAACTAAATTTGGTATTTCCCATACATTTATAACTGAATGTTCTAGTGATTCAAAAGATCAACCCATGATGTGGATGGTCTGTCGATTAATGCACGAGTCTGGGGAGTTTATTGACTCAAGATTACCGATTAATATTGATTGGTGTCAGAACAGCAATAAAAACAAATACTTTTCTATAGGTAGTGCAATAACATATACCAGAAGGTATATGCTTCTCGGTGCTTATGGTTTAGGGCAAGCTGATGATGAAGCAGATGCTTGGAGCCAAAAAGCTGCGGATTCTGATAATACAGGAAAAGCAAGTAAAGGTCGTTCTAAAGTTGTTGAGCAAAAAGTTACAACTACTCTTGCACCTCAAGGTAAGACTAAGTTATCTCAAGATGAATTTAACCAACTTCGTGCTGAACTAAATTCAAGGCCAGATAAATCTGAAATTATGAAAAACTTTAAAAAGACTTATTTTCCTTCAAAGGATAAAGTTCTTGCTACTGACATCGAGTTTAAAGAACACGAGTCTTATATTCGAAAGTTTATGGTATGAAGTCTGCTTATAACGCTTATGTCATAACTGCAAAGCTTCATCCAAATCTTTACAGTAAATTTTGGAAATACTGTAAAAAAAATAATCTGAATAAAAATTCAGCAATCACTAAATTATTAAATTCACACCCACAAATCAATGGAACAAACACCAACTAACAAATTTTCGCTGTGGTTTAACTGTCAGCCTGACGGAGCAACTCACAAGTATTGGGCAGTTTCAGAAATAACTGTCGATGAAATACTAAAACTTTATGACTTTGCAATGGATGAGAATAATCTTTGCAAGGATTACAAAGATCAAAACGCTGTAAAAATTCGTGCTTCTATGATGCCAGTTACCTCAAAAAGTGGTAACCAATATATGAAGATGGTTATTTCTGATTATCAACCTAAGAAAAAAAATGAAGATGAGTTTTAATAAAACTTTTTTAAAAACCTTCTGATTTTACTAGGTTTAAAATAAACTTGTTCTTCAAGTTCAATTATTCTTGCTAACGCTGCACCTAGAACATAGTCGTGGTTAGCATTTTGTTTAGTTATTGCCACAGCATAATCTTTTAAACGATTAAGCTCGTGGCAATTTTCAATTTCTCTAGTTTTAAGTTCTGTTGAAAGCTCTACTTCAATAGGTAGAGGTTCAATCAATACACTAAAAAAATTTTCCATATTAAACAATTAATTTGGATTTGATTAAAGCAACCGCTTTATCGTCCAAAGTATTATTTGTTTGCTTTGCTAAAACTTCTAGTATTTCTACTATAAATCTTTTAAAAGCTGAACTTTTTACAAATAATAAAACTATTGGCTTAAGTATTTGAAGCATAATAAAAATGTTTTACTTTCCTAACATAACAACTTTTGCTATATTTGCCATAAAGCCTTTTTATTATGGAAGATCAAGAACCTAGCAGAGTTGAAACCATAGTCAAAGTTTGTGTACTCCTTTGGTCTGCCACACTTTTAAGCCTTTCTTATTACGAACCTGCAGATGGTAAAAAAATAGTAGACTTTGATCCCACTTTCATTGCTTCAATCTTTAGTGCTTCGACTGCATCACTAGGTTTTCAGATAAAAAAGAAAAAAGATACTATAGTTGATAATAAAAATAGTAAAGTTGGAATCAAATGAAAAAACTTTTCTCACTTTTATTACTTATTCCTTCAGCAGCTTTTGCTGATATAAAGCAAGAATTTGTTACTTCTGCACAAATAACTGTAGATATGCCATATGTAGTAACAAATAAACTAGGAACTACATATTCATTAAGCGGTAATAACATAACCCCATCTGTAACCATTGGAGACAGTACAACCTCAGGTAAGATTGGAGGCATTAATATTGGCTCGCTTACAAATGGTGTTCCGGCAATGATTCAAACTGATACTAGCGTGACCACAAGTGGCTCGGCTTTTTCAAAAACAGAGTCTGTAACAATGGGTGACGTAACACCTTCTGCTGTTACACCCAGTAGTGGAATCGCTGCTCTTCCTCATTTAGGAGGTCAAACAACAATTGGTTCAGGCGGTACTGCCGGAACGTTAGCACTTACAAGTTTATCTAGCGGTGTTCATACTTGCACTGCAGGCGGAAGTGGTACAAGTTGCATTGGGTCAACAAAAATTACTATCACAATTGACTAGACTTTGGATTCTACTTATAATTGTAATACCTACAAAACTGATGGCCACACCTGTAGTCCCTCAGTTTCGTAGCGGTAGTCAAACGACTTCAAGTACAAGTCAAAGTGTAATTAATGAAACTATCACTTCATATCAATATAGGTCTGGGTACAGTTACGCAGCTAGTGGTCATAACATTAAGGCTACCCTTGATTCTATTAACCCCACTGCTACAACTAGCACCACACAAACAGTTGGCGGTGTTAACTTCGCATGGACATCCCCAAATCTTGAATCAGTCCCAAGATGGCAGATAGTAACAGAAGGTGCTGCCTTTTCAATACAAGAAACGCTCATAACTCCCGGATTAGATACAGTTACAAATATCCAAAGAACTATAACTACCTCACAAACTTCAGAAACTACAAGTACATTTGGACAGTAATTTTATTTTTACTGCCCTTCAAAGCATTTGCTAATACGACTGTAAGTTCTCCTCAATCACAAAGTACAGGAGTAGTTAATAATAATGCAACAATGATAACCCCATCTTCATTACCACAAAATAGATATTCTCAAGGAATAGTTTGTACTTCTCCTAGCCTTACAATTACACCGTATTTAACAGATGCATGGTCATTTAACCGACCTATTGAAACAGTAACAAGAACTCCAATTTATGATGAAGATACTGGTGCTGTTAAATATTATTCTGAAGTCCCAAGATTTGAGAAAGATAATTACAACTTGAATTATGGAATCAGTATGCAGTTTAATATTCCTTTAGGAAATGGTGGAGACTTATGTAAACGTGCAGCAAGAGTAAATATTGAAGCACAAGAATTATTAATTAAAAAAACTAAAATCGAGCTTAGTTTATTTCGTTTAAAAAATTGTAGTGACATGGCAAAAATGGGTGTCCAATTTGTTCCAAATTCTCCATCTGCTGTAACTTGTGAAGATATTATTATCACAGTGCCACCGAATCAAGTAGTACCACATAAACATAAGTTAAATTGAACAACTGTTTGGGAGCCTTAGCCCAAGCGCAAAGGGACAGCAAACTTCAAACCTTTTACTGGTTTTGGTTGTTCAATAAAAAGACAGCCGACGCTCCAACAGAGCAGAGATTGAGTTAACAATTTGATAATGGGTCTAGATGTCTAAATATATTATAATTATTTTTTCTTTTTAGTCAATTTAGTTATAACTTGTTTTACTAATGGCTTTACAAGATTAATAAGAATCGGAGTAGAAGCGGCAACCACAGCAATAGCAGCAGCGTTAGTAACAGCAGGTAAATTTGGTATGAACTGCTCTT